CTCTATCGGATATTGAAAAGTTTACGGTATTAAAAAATGATAAACTGAATAAGTATCAAATTGTTCTCGGTTATTCAAATACAAATTCAAATCGTATCTCAATTGATATTGATTGTAATGCTAGTGGTGATATTGAACCAATTAGTTTCTCTGCTAAATACTTCAATGGTATTCTTGCTGCTAATAAAGATTTGAATGGTGGAACACTAAAAGTTTCATCAGAAGGTTTGGCAAAAGTTGAATTTGATATTGATGACTATGATGCAAAATATTATTTAGTAAAATTGGATAACAATTGATGAAAAAATATTTTTATGAAAAGGGTAATGTTCTATCTTGGCCGTGTAATATTACATACGGTGAATTGGTAACTTATGATGATAAAAAGTTTTCCGAATGGGTAGAAGATTTACGAATGAGGTTTTTGAAAGATTGGGATGAAAACGGTAAACCACCACTCGTTGGCAGATCCGAAGAGGAGATTGTTCAATCGTTTTCAAAGCTCCGTCAATTCAATTCATCAAAAGTTTTTCATAATCCAGATAAAGGCAATGACAAAGATATAATCGGCGTCATTGCCAATTTCTCTAAAAATGGTTCTGCTGCTAATCAATTCTTTCCAACGATGCTGAAAACAAAGATTGCGAGTGGAACAAGTGGTGAGACATCTAGATCAATCTATGATTTCTTTACCGATGAAATGAAAGATACTTTTCATCATGTTATGCGTAGAACTCTTTACAATGACTCGATGTATCTTTATAGTAAATCTATTTCATCAAATCAAATCAAGAACCCTTATTTCCGAGAAGGTGAAACTCTACGCGATTTCTTTCTTGCATTTAAGAATGGTGATGGTAGATTTGATGGACAAGGTTTGCGTATATCAAAAATATCTTGCACACTTGAAACCTACAATAAAAAATATACAAAGTATTTGACTATAAAGGCAGACCAAATCCGTGAGTTTGTTAAGGATGGAATACTTGATGTGAGTATGATATTTTATTTAGGTGATATAGAAGAACTGTCTGATAATTTTATGATAAAAAAAGACGGTGAAGAACCAAGAGTAAATGTTTTCTTGGTAAGAGTATATGAAAAGAGTGCAAAATTATTTCCACAAGCATTTCAGATATTCCGTATTTCTTTCTCACAACCTGCTGTAAACTTTCCACCAATGACTGCAAAGTTTTTGTATGAACATTTTACAAAACATATTCCAGCAAGTGAAATGGTTACGGTATATGATCCAAGTGCCGGTTGGGGTGGAAGAATTTTAGGAGCAATGTCGGTGAGTAGGCCGATACATTATGTTGGAACGGATCCAAACACAGACAATTCAATTCCTGATTTGGGAATTACTCGTTATGAATATCTTGCAGACTTTTATTTGAAGTCTATTGGTGAGAAAGGTAGTTCACTTTCATCGAAGTTCTTTGATGTAAGAGAAGACCATACATACGAAGTTTTCCAAGATGGTTCTGAAACAATACAATTCAATCCTGATTTTCAAAAGTATAAAGGTAAATTGGATTTTGTTTTCACATCACCGCCGTATTTCAATCGTGAAATGTATTCTGATGATGATACACAATCATATAAGGCACACGGAGAATACGCAGATTGGCGTGATAACTTTTTGAAACCAACATTGGAAACTGCTGTTGCTTATTTGAAAAATGATAGATATATTTGTTGGAACATTGCAAATATCAAAGTATCTGCAACCAAAACAATAAATCTTGAACAAGATTCTATTGATATATTAAAATCTTTGGGAATGGAATACAAAGGTAAAATGTGTATGCTTATGACAAAGATGATTGGTAATTCCGATCCAGAACGGTTAGCAAATAAAGTTTTATACAATGGTGAATGGTTTAAGCACGAACCAATTTTTGTTTTCTATAAACCCTAACATGAAACCTAACGGCGATAGTTTAAGTAAATTCTTTGATGTTGATCCGCTAGAAGTTCGTTTGTGGAAAGAGACCGGTGAATTTTTTGCAGGTAAAAGAGAATTGGATGATACAATAGATTGTATCTTTCAGTATTACCGCAAACACGGTTATCCATATATGAAAATTACTGAACACGAAAAACATGAACACATGAGAAAACTACAACAGTTTGATTATGATAGTATTTTCAAAGACGGTGATATAATTCAAACCATGAACGGACTTCGGTTAGCGTGGTCATACTTTCCGCACGCGATGGAAGTTAAATGCGGAAACTCAAAGATGTCTCCAATCGATAATTTTTTGAATGACCAAACATTCAAAATGACAATACGCAAATGTTTGAAGTGGTTGTCAAAACATTGGGGTAGTTCCTTTCAAGAGAACCGTCTTCGTCAATCACTTAAAATATATTCTGGTGTTCAAGGTGTTTCCAATTTTAGACCAACTGCTGCTGGTGTTATCTATAAAAAATATGGCGGTGACGGTGTGATATGGGATATGTCTTGTGGTTGGGGTGGAAGATTAGTTGGTGCTCTTGCTTCCCCTCATATTAAAACTTATATTGGAACAGAACCATCAACGAAAACATTTGAAGGTCTGTGTAAATTACGCGATGATTTTGATTATCTCGGTAAAGATATTCAATTGAATATGATGGGTTCGGAAGATTATCTTCCCGAAAAAGATAGTTTAGATTTATGTTTTACATCGCCACCATATTTCGATACTGAAAAATATGCAGATGAAGAAACTCAATCGTATAATAAATTTCCAACCCGTGAAACTTGGGGTTCTGGTTTTCTTCAATCAACTTTCCGTAATTGTTATCACGGATTGAAAATGGGTGGCTATATGCTAATAAACATAGCCAACACACCAAAGTATAAAGATTTGGAAGAAATGACTATAAAGTATGCCAACCTAGTTGGTTTCGATCACACCGATACTCTACAACTGATACTGTCCGCTGTTATGGGAGCTGGCTATAAAAGAGAGCCAATCTTCGTATTTCAAAAAAATCGCTAGGATATTAGGCGAAAATTACATATATTAGTAGATGAATTTATTAACCAATAAGGTATGTTATGTTTAACGCTTCACACACAATTTGGAATGAAAAGTATCGTCCACAGACACTTGACACTTATGTTGGCAATGAAACTGTAAAGGCAACATTCCAACAGTATATTGATACAAGTGATGTTCCACATCTTCTTTTGTATGGCGATGCCGGTAGTGGTAAAACTACCCTTGCTAAGATTGTTGCAAATACTATTGCAAAAGATAATTATATTTACATCAATGCTTCAGATGAAAATTCAGTAGATACTGTTCGTGATAAAATCAAACAGTTTGCTTCATCTATCGGATTCGGTGGTCTTAAAATTATTATTCTTGATGAATGTGATTACATGACACCTAATGCTCAGGCGGCACTTCGTAATGTTATTGAAACATTTAGTAAGACTACTCGTTTTATCTTAACTTGTAATTATGTAGATAAGATTATCGATCCAATTCAATCTCGTTGTCAAATTTTTAATATAGTTCCGCCATCAAAGAAAGAAGTTGCACAACATCTTGTAAAAATTCTTGACGGTGAAAGTGTAAAATATGATAAAGATAATTTAGTTACAGTTATCAATCAATCTTATCCAGATATTCGCCGTGTAATTAACACAACTCAACGATGTGTTATTGGTGGTGTTTTGAAATTGGATGAAACAACTTTGGTAGAACACAATTATCTTTCTTCAATTGTTGATATTCTCAAATCAAATAAAAACAAAAAAGAAAAGTTTGATGGTATTCGTCAGTTACTTGCTGACAATCATGTTCGTGACTTCAATCAAATGTTCAGACATCTTTACGATACTGTTGATACATTCGCTAATGGTTTCGTATCAACTATTATTTTGATTATTGCTGAAGCACAATACAAAGATAGTTTTGTTGTAGACCATGAAATAAATGCCATGGCTATGTTTATTCAAATTATTATGGAAATTGACCAAAGGAGAAAATGATGGGTATTTATGACATCAATGGTGGTGGACCGCCACAACAAGAACCACAACAAGTTACGGTAGACTTAAATCAGGCAACCGATATTGAATGTTCAAAGTGTGGGCACAAGTTTTTTCACGAAGTAGTTTTCTTCAAAAAGATTTCTGCATTACTTTCACCAACAGGACAAGAAGGAATTATTCCAATTCCAACTTATGCTTGTTTGAAATGCGGTAATATCAATGAAGAATTTTTACCATCAAAAAGGCAACAACTAAACGATTAAGGATTATCATGGCAAAAAGTTTATTTGATCATATTAAAGGTGTTACTTTCCGAAAAACAAAATGGGAAGAACTATCAGAAGAAGATGCGAAGTCATGGAGCAATTATATGATTGCTCGTTTCTTTTCAATGGAACCAGAATTTGTTGAAGTCATAAATGAGTTTCAAACATATTCAAATGGAATACTATCTTCAAGAGATTACTATAAACTTTTGCTAGATATTCTCCCAAAGAAATCCATTTTCCTGAAATACATAAAGTCTAAACACAAAATGGAAATAGAACCAGAAATTTTATCTACATTTTGTAACCACTTTGAGTTGGGAAGAAACGAAGTATATGCATACATCCGATTTTTGAAAGAGAATAATCAAGATGAACTTATTGATATATTGAAACAATATGGAACGCCGGAAGCAGATATTACTAAATTTGAAAAACAATTAAAGAATATAAAATGAGGAATAAGATGTCTATAAAAGAAAGAGATTTGGGTATAAAGAAACACGAAGCTGTTTTAGAAATAGAACAAAAGTTTCCTGTTATGACGGCAGAATTTAAGAAAATACAAGCAGAACAGTATGAATTGTTTTGCCGTAAACAGTCTAATTATGGTCCAGATAATATATCAATGGGTTCATCATTAGAAAGAGAACAAGACAGAAAGTTATCACTTCAAGGAT